TCCTAATGGATTGGATGTTGAAACAACTCAATATTTAAGTAGTTTAATTCCAGTAGAACGTGGCTTTTTACGTTCTATTCATGATTCTGTCTATGGAAATAAAGAAAAAGGATGGGCGCCTATAAAACAACTTGTAGATGAATTAAATAAATATCCAGGTTTACTAGAAATTATTGAATCTATTAGCGGATTGGTTAATAAAAGAGGACAACATGCAAGTGGAGTTATTTTTTATAATAATTCACCATTTGAAACAAATGCATTAATGAGAAGTCCAAATGGAGATTTAACCACACAATTTGAACTTCATGATTCAGATAAAATGGGTGATACAAAATTTGATATGCTTGTTACTGAAATTAGTGATAAAATAGCAATTTGTATTGAACTTTTACAAAAAAGTAATTTAATTGATAAAAAAATGTCTCTAAAAGAGGTATATAATAAATATCTTCATCCATCTATTTTAAATACCAATGATCCAAAATTATGGACTTCACTAGCAGAAGGGAAGGTTTTAGATGTATTTCAGTTTAGCACTGGAGTAGGATTGGCAACAGCAAAACAAATTAAACCTACTAATCCAACTCAATTAACCTCTGCTAACTGTTTAATGCGTTTAATGGGCGAAAAGGGGAAAGAAAGACCAATAGATAGATATTGTCGAATGAAAAATGATATATCTTTATGGTATAAGGAGGTAAAAGAAAGAGGTCTTTCAGCAGAAGAAATAAAAATTTTAGAACCTTATTATTTACCTAATTTTGGGACACCTACAGCACAAGAAGATTTAATGCTCGTTTGTATGGATAAAAATATTGCTCACTTTACATTATCAGAAGCCAATATGGCAAGAAAAATTGTTGCAAAAAAAATTGTTGATAAAGTTCCAGAATTAAAAGAGAAATTTATTTCTCAATGTACTAATGAAATATTAGGGAATTATGTTTGGGAAACAGTAATGATGCCTCAAATGAGTTATGCGTAAAGTGCTTGCGCCCTTATACAGTGATGTATATTGAATAACTTCGTGAATTGCTGGGAAGCCTGTAGCCATGTCGGGAGGCAAAGGTATGGTAATCAGCAGCCAAGCCGATTTAGCCAATCGGAAGGTTCAACGACTATCCTTTTTAGGAGTAGATTTTATGTCGAAGTGCGAAGTATCAACATAGAGCCGATAAATTAATAAGGAGGTGAATAATTATAATGAAAAGAACTTCCATAGAATTAGAAAAAAGAATATGTGAAGACTATTTAACAGAAAAATATTCTTCAAGAGAACTTGGTGAAAAATATAGTCTATCTAAAACTACTGTATTAAAAATTCTAAAAAGAAACAATATTGAAATAAAAAATAAAAGACTCGTCAACACAGAATTAAAAAAAGATTATTTTAAAGTAATAGACACAGAATATAAAGCATATTTTCTCGGTTTTATTTTTGCGGATGGATGCGTTTCAAATAATGAACTTTTTATTGACATTAATGAAAAAGATATTGATATTTTAATTGTATTTCGAGATGAGATTGACAGTAAGGCAAAAATATCTACAAGAATTAAGGGAAAAAGTTCTATGAGTAGAATTGCAATTAAGAATAAAGAATTTACAGATAATTTATCTCAATATGGCATTATTGAAAATAAAACAAAAAAAACTATGCATCTGCCATATCAAAAAATTCCAAAATCTTTATGGAGACATTTTTTAAGAGGTTTAATTGATGGAGACGGTTGGGTTATAAAAACAAAAGAAGAACGCTATCGTATTGGTTATATCACACAATATTCGTCTACCGCTGTTGATTTCATTTACATGATGAATGAACTGATAGAAGAAAAATGGAAAAATAAAATAGTAAATAAAGATAAAAAATATTCTGTAGTTCAAATACAAAAACATAATCAAGTAAAACAGTTGGCAACTGTTTTATATCTGAATAGCAATATTCATCTTAGTCGTAAATTTCAAATGGCTCAAGAAATTTTAGACTCAAAAAGTTGATAAAGATATAGTCTGGTCTTTATGGAAACATAAAGCTCGAAAGAGATCACAGTATGTGATAACATACGTTGCAAAACCCCATGGTCTTGCTTATTCATTTGTCGGTATTCAAACTCTCTATCTTGCAACGAATTTTCCTGAAGTATTTTGGAATTGTGCTTGTCTTATTGTAAACGCAGGCGGCGCAGAATTAATGGATGCAGACGACGTAGATGATGATGAAGATGACATCGAAATAAAGAAAAATAAGAGTGTAAACTATGGTAAAATTAGCACAGCCATTGGAGAAACCTTGAAAAAAGGAATCTTAGTTTTGCCGCCGGATATTAATCGTTCTTCTTTAATATTTTCTCCAGATTTAAGTCAAAATTCAATAATTTATGGATTAAAGGGTACAAATCGCATAGGCACTCAATTAGTTTATGAAATTATTTCAAACAGACCTTATACTTCAATTGAAGATTTTCTCCAAAAAATTAAGGTAAATAAAACACAAATGATTTCATTAATAAAATCAGGAGCATTTGATTCTCTTTGCGGAAATCGAGAAACTGCTATGAATGATTATCTTGATTTAATTGCAGATAAAAAGAAAAGAATTACACTTCAAAATATGCAAAAATTAATTGAATTTAATTTAATACCTAATGAATATGAATTTGAAGTTAAGGTATTTAATTTTAACAAATATATTAAGAAATTTAAAGAGGGAGCAGATTATCGTCTTGATACAATTGCCATGAAATTTTTTACTGAAAATTATGATGAAAGTGTTCTAAAAAATATTGTAGTAAATGGAAATGAACAAACAGCATTAATTTCTCAGTCCACATGGGATAATACTTATAAAAAAGCTATGAATCCGATACGAGATTGGATGAAAAAGAACCAACAACAAATTCTTGATGCTCTTAATCAAAAACTTGTAGAATTAGTTGCAGAAAAATATACTGAAGGTAACATTAGTAAATGGGAAATGGATTCTCTTGGATTTTATTATCACGATCATGAATTAATAAATCTAAAAAAAGATATTTATGATATAACTAACTTTTTTGATTTGCCGGAAGAACCAGAAATTGATCGAACATTTGAAAAAGATGATAAGAAAATTAATATGTATAAAATTCATCGTATTGCCGGAACAGTAATTGATAAAGATAAAAATAAAAGCAGTGTAATTTTACTTACACAAGATGGCGTTGTGACAGTAAAAGTTTGGAAGAATCAATATGCAATTTGGGATAGGCAAATTGCAAGAAAGAATCCAGATGGGACAAAAACTATTGTTGAAAAAAGTTTTTTTCAGAGAGGAAATAAATTAATTATCACAGGAATCCGTAGAGAAGATAATTTTATTCCTAAAAAATATAAAAACACAGAATGGCCATTATTTGAAAAAATTATTGAATTAGATGACAAAGGCTTTATTATTGAATCAGCTACAGAAAGAGCGGAGGTAGATTAATGGCAAGCATTTGTTTATATGACATAGACCTTCTTCATAGCTCAGGATTTGCTCCTCCAAATCTTGAGCTTATGAAAATTTTTAATTATCATAATCAATTGGGTGATATAGTAAAAATGGCGATGCCAAATGAAGATTTTGGTAGATATAATCAAATTATTTATTTTAAGCAGAGTCTAAAACAAAAAATTCCGAAAAATTTAAAATTAAGTGGAGAAAATATTCAAATTTATGGCTATGGTTTTTATAAAAAAATTACTCCATTAAAGAATGAAATTGCATTAACTCCACCAAATTATTTACCTTATTATGGAAAGATTGAAGAAAAAATAAAAAATATTCATCAGTTTAGAATTATAGAAAAAAATTCTATTATTAGAGTTGAAAATAATGATTTTACAGGATTCAAAGAAAATTGTAATAATATTTATGTTGCCGATGAAAATTTTCTTTATTCATTTGGCGCAGAAGATTTTATAAATGAATATAAGTTGAAATATAATATTAAATTCCTCCACGCTCTTATCGCAAAAGATGAAAAAACTTTTGAGAAGTTTTTTTCAGTAGCTATTAGAAGCGGCCGCCAAATGGTAATTGACTTTCAATTTTCATTAGACTTTTTTAGAAAATATTATTATGAAAGTGTTTTGTTCTCATCAAATAGAAATGATAATGAAAAAGTAGAAGATTTTCTTTGCAGAATCGTAAAGATGATATTATTTGCAAAAAACGAACAAAAAATAATTAGATTTTCTCCAATTACATATAGTAAAACTGAATTAACATTATATCCTTTGCTAACATTATGGAAAGATTTAATAGACTGGAGTAGAGATTGTTCTCAAGATTCTTTCTATAACTTTTATAAAAACAAGAAAGATATTTATAAATTAGATGATATACTAAATAAATCAAAAAATTTAAGATTAATTATGAAACAAAATCCAAAAACATTTGATACTCAAAATATTGACTTTTGACAATAATTATGTTATACTTTTATTAAAAGGGGGAATTAAAATGGATGAATTAAAAAAATTAAAAATTCAATTACAGGAAAAAGAAAATGAATTATCAAAAAATTTACAGACTTTTGTTCTTAATCCCAATATTTGTAATTTAGTAACAGAAATTTCAGATATTAAAGAAAAAATATCATTATTGGAGGACAATAATAATGGAGAAAAATCAGATTAATTTTACAGATGAAAATGGACAATTAATTCCACTTGAAGAAATTCAAAAAGCTATTGAAGAAATTTATAATGAAGCTAAAGAACATATTGAGAATCATGAAAATAATGAAAATAATGAAGATAACTGTGACGGAAGTGTATTAGATACTTTAATAGATCCAGAGCTACAAATAAATGGTGAAAATACTATTAATACTCTTAATTTCTTAGAAAGATCTTTATATCTTTGTGATGAAATAAAACTAGAACATGCAATTGCATTCGCTGACGCAATTCGATTCTGGAATAAAGTAGATGAATTAGACGAAATTCCAATTGAAGATAGAATTCCAATAAAAATTTATATTGATTCTCCAGGAGGAGATTTAGATGCAACATTTAGTATTATAGATTCTATTGCTTTATCTAAAACTCCAATATGGACTATAACAATTGGCTGCGGTTGTAGCGGAGCATTTTTTATTGGAATATCTGGACACAGACGTTTTGGTTATCCACATTCTTCTTATTTATTTCATGAGGGTTCAACTCAAAGCGGTGGAGATGCACATAAATATCTTCAAGGAGTAAAATTTTATGAAAAAAAATTATCTATGCTAAGAAAAATTACTTTAAAATATACTAAGCTTACTGAAGAAGACTATAAAAAACATTGGAAAGATGATTTATGGTTAACAGCAGAAGAGGCTTTAAGATATGGAGTTATTGATGAAATTTCTAATCAAATAATCTGAAAGGAGGATAAATATATATGACTGAAAACATAAAAGATTTATTAACAAGTATTCCCGGAACAGGAGATGTAATGTCTCAATTTATAACAATTCTAGAATTGCCAGATACACAATTCAATTCTATCTATTATACAGCAAAAAATGAAATTTTTAAAGCTTTTAATTCAAATGCAGTTAGAAAGGATATATTAAATCAGCTAGAAACAACGCCAATAGAGAATTTAGATGCTGAATTGGCTGGACTGCAAGAAATTATTAATGAAATAAATCAAGATTCATCTCTTTCTGATAATAAGAAAGATTTATTAATTACAACTCTTGAACAGTCTGAAAAATTAATTAAATCAATAATAAAAATACCAAGAGAATTAATTCCAGTAAAAATTCAAAGAATTAATGAAAATGCAATTTTACCTAAATATGCACACGATGTAGATGCCGGCGCGGACATTTATGCGATTGAAGATGTAACACTCAAGCCGCATGAAACAAAAATCATCCCCACTGGATTAAAAGTTTCTATTCCACAAGGATATATGATTCAAATTTATTCTCGTAGTGGCCTTGCCGCAAAAACCACTCTTAGAATCGCAAATAGTGTAGGTATAATTGATAGTTCTTACAACGAAGAAATTGGTGTTATTATAGAAAATAATGGTAATCTTTCAACAACAATTCATAAAGGAGATCGAATTGCTCAGATGCTTATTGCTCCGACTCCAATGATAAATTGGATAGAAGTTGATGAAATTACAAATAGCGGACGTGGCGGATTTGGAAGCACCGGTAAATAAATATAAATGGCAAAATTATACAGAAGAAGAATTAAAATCCTTAGCAATTAATTCTTCTTCTTTAAAAATTTTTTGTGAGAAGTTAGGGTATACAGCATATCGCTCTATAATAAAAAAACAAATCATAAAAGAATATCCAGACTTAGAACAAATTTTTACTTATTTATCTCACGGTGGCGAAGATTTAAATTCATTAACTTTTAATTCTTTAAGGGTCCTATCTTTTAATCCTGACGCAACAAAACAACAAGGACATAGATGTTGGAATTGCGAATGCAAATGTGGCAGAAAAATAATTGTTAGAGGGACTCGTCTAAAAAATGGAGAGGTAAAAAGTTGTTTAAATTGTGCGAACAGAGAAGATTTATCTGGTAAACGTTTTGGTAAATTAATTCTTCTTGAAATAGATGAACAAAAGACGAGTGAACAATCAGATCGAAGAGCGGTTTGGAAATGTCTATGCGATTGTGGCAATCTTTATTTTACAACTGCTCACTCTTTAAAAGAAAATCATTTATTATCTTGTGGTTGCGATTCTATGTCAAAGGGAGAACAACTTTTAGAAAAAATTTTCAGAGACAATCAAATAAAATACAGACGTCAATATTCTTTTACAGATTTAAAGAAAATTAGATTGCTAAAATTTGATTTCGCAATTTTTGATAATAAAGACACATTAAAATATACAATTGAATATCAGGGGCAGCAACATTATGAACCAGTAAAATATTTTGGCGGGAAAGATAGTTTTGTAAAACAGCAAGAGTATGATGAAGAAAAACGAAAATACTGTAAAGAAAACAATATTCAATTAATTGAAATACCTTATTGGGATTTTGCTAAAATAAACTTAGATTATCTCAAAGAAAAAATGGGGGATTTATTATGGCAAGATTAAAAATTGAAGATATAAAACAAGAGGTAGAGTCTTTTGGTTGGATATTACTTACAGAAAATTATGTAAATCTAAAAACCGAAATGCACTTTAAGTGTCCTGAGGGACATAATAACTATTATTCCTTGGAAAAATGGAGGCGCGGCCATAAGTGTTTGACTTGTGAAAACAACCCATTAAAAAATGTGCCTATTTCTCCAGTGAAAAAGAATGGTTATAGAATACTTGCTCTTGATCAAGCAAGTGTTGTTAGTGGGTATGCAATTTTTGACAATGAAAAATTAATAACATATGGTAAATGGAGTTCTAATGGTACTCATAGTACTGAAAGAATTGCTCAGACAAAAGCTTGGATGTCCTGCATGATTGACAGATGGGGACCTGATTTGGTTGTTTTTGAAGATATTCAATTACAAAAAAATAAAAATACACCTAATGAAGAAGAGATGGTTTTAACTTTTAAAAAATTAGCCGCTCTACAAGGAGTATTAAAAAATTATTGTTTTGAATCTGGTGTGATTTATAAAATAGTATCTCCATCAACATGGCGCGCCCATAGTGAAATTAAGGGAAAACAAAGAACTGATAAGAAAAAAAATGCACAATTAAAAGTTAAAAAAATATACGATATAAGTATTACACAAGATGAAGCAGATGCAATTCTTATTGGTGCCTGGGCGGCACATGAGCACAATCAATCCCAAATAATAATGTTTGAATAAAAAAAGGAGTAGTTTTTAACTACTCCTTTTATTTTACTTTATAAACACACCATATGTATCTATCAGAACAATCAAATGTATCATACAATATTCCGTCAATTACACAAGTAATATGCCCAGACTTAGATAAAAAAATAACAAGACGAAAAAATTCTACTTTCTACACAAAAAGTAAATATCATCTTGTTACAAAATTTGTTTAAATTATATAAAATTATTCTTTTATAAAAGGAATAAAAGCTTCTGTTTTTTCCCAGTCTAAATCTAATTCTTCAAGTTCATCTAATGAAAAATAATAATCTGGTAATTGAATCGTTGCTCTATAAAAATCATTTAACTCTTGCTGTAAATTAACAATCTGTTCCGTAATTATTTTTATTCCACCATCTTTAATGATTGGTTCTTTATTATCATCTAATTCAGCATATTTTAAACTTAAATCATCTAATAAAATATTAGTCATTTCAAATTCTTCTTTTATAATATTTTCAAGTTTTAATATTTTATATTTTAAATTAATGTTACACTTTAGATTTTTTAGCTTTATATCATGAATTAGTTTTCCTATTTTTAATAATTGCTCTCGTGTTACAATCAATATGTTCTACCTCCACAATTTGCATCTCCATACCAATGATTACTTTTCCCGTTGGTTCTTTGATATAAATTTCCTTGAATATAAGGTCCATTACTATTAAAATAAAAAGCTTTTGCTATTTTAGAATTATATCCTTGCGCCCATCCATTACTAGTAGATAAAGATATTTCTCCATTTAATAATTTAGTGGTAAAATTTAATAATTCTGGATTTATTTTCTCAACTGAATATCCACCACTATTAAATAGTGCTTTATTATTACTATATGTAGTAAATTGATTTGGTTGAGAAACTACTTTATACATTGTATCTATTCCATTCCAATATTTCATTCTATTATATGCAACTGCAACAGCTTCTTCCATGCCAATCAATCCAAGAACTTCAGCTTCTAACATTGCCATTGTACAAGCAATTCTAACATCATCAGAAGATGTTTGTTTGATAGTTACTGGAGCGCAACGGAACAAATAATCCGTTGCGCCGACAGGATTAGAATCTCTTAATGTTATACCTGATAAAGCTACTTCTGAATATGGAATTTGAGCCCCACGATTATCATAATATCCTCTTCTAATTTGTATATGAAGATGCGCACCAGTAGAGTGACCAGTGTTTCCAATGTATCCTAGAAATTGTCCTTTTTTTACGATACTATTTTCTCTTACCTGTGAATTGTTTGGATATAAGTGCATATATGTGACATAATCTCCATTAAGAGCACAGTTACTTGTTATTTTAAATGCTATACAGTTACCCATTCCTCCATTGATATTTGCTCCATTTTGTGTCTCTGTCCAAACAGATCTAACAACAGTCCCATCGGCAATTGCATATACTGGAATAATTCCTTCTCTTCCCCCAGATGGTATATCTATAGAATCTTTACCATCATGACTATGTTTACCTGGAGGATATGTTGGGCCAGAACAAGAAGTATCTTGAACTGGATAAAAATATTCAAATATTTCTGCCATTATTGTCCCTCCACTATATATCCAGATGTCATTGTTCCTCCTGATAAACCAGGAACATCACCAGCAGTACCTGTAGAAGAGCCTTCTTTCAAAGCAATTTGAACTCCTTCGAAAAAGTCTTCTATGCTTACAGTAAAATACCCATCTATTGGTTCACCAACACTTTGAAGCATTCCTCCGTATAATACTATTCTACTAGCATTCGCACCATATGCGTAGTCATTATGAGTAAGATGTAAACTTCCCTCATTAGATACTCCAACAGAATAAACGTCAGAAATTTGTGGTGTTGTCTTTTTAGGATATGATTCAATTCCAGAAACATCATGAGAATGTTCAATTAATCCTGCTTGTTCAACTATTGTTCTGATTTCTTGTATTTGAGCTCCAAGAACATCCATAATGCCTTGAACTAAATCTTCTCCGCCTATTTTTATTGTGCCATCTTTAACTACAATAGCTTCATTATTTTCTCCTTCTGTATCTATTCTAATATAATCACTTAGATTTTTTAGTGTACTTATATTGTCTTGAGTTTCAACCTTTCCTCCAAGATAAAGACCGCCATCACTTAAAACACTTAAAATATTATCAACACTATTTTCTCCTGCTTTAACACACGAAATTAATCTTTTATAGTATCCATTTGATGATGTTGGATCATTTACAGCTTGATTATTAATAAAAATTGCAATACCATCTTCTTTATTTATATCTTCTTCCGATCCACTTGTAATAATTTTATTATATAAACTAAATTCATCTGTACTTCTTTGTACAACATATGCAGAAGTACTCTTTAGTATATATTCATTTGCTTCTTTCTCATAATAATTTTTAGTACTAATTGGAATAGATGTTAAAATTTCATATTCTTTTGGATATCCATAATTTCCCTTTATATCTATTATTTTTGTTTCTGTAGTCACATCAAAAATATTCCCATTAATTAAAGATAATACTTCAAATAATCCTTCTGTGTCTTCGAGTGGAACAAAATTATCATCTTCTAACTTCAAAAAAGTAATGATAAAATTTAATGATTGACCATCTATATATGTTTTTGTATTATTATCTATATAAAAAATTTTCTTATTTATCATTTCTGTGGTTCTTACAGAAAAATAAGTTATTGCTCCTTCTTTTGTATATGAAAAATATTGTACATCAGCAAATTCTTTCCAATTAGATAAATAATAATCTTTAAATGTTGTAGTATCCCCATAAATAACTGCATTTAAAATATCTTCCTGATTATAAGGAATTGCTTTATAAAATAATTCACTCTTTAACTCCAATGGCGCGTTAGCATCACTATATCCGTAAACATATTTTGTATACACTTTCTCATTTAAATTTTGTGTTACATAAATTTCTCCAGCAAGAGAAATTCTTGCACTATCACTCTTGCCACTCTCTGTTTTAAATATCTCTTGTCCTTTATCATTGTACAAATAAAAACCAATATTATTTAGAGGAGATAAATCTGCTTCTTTATTATAATCTCCAGCCGCATCTGATTCGCCGCCTCCATAAATATAATTATATCCAGCTCTCAATCTTATTTTTCCATCTTCAACAAGAGATAGGCCGTATTTATTAAATTTAGCAAAATCAGAAAAATATGCTTTTTCTGAACTTGTTGCTTTCGGCTCCCTATAGGCTGTAATTCCAGATTTGTCCCATAAGAAATATAAATAATTTCCATCTACAATCTGAATTTTACTTGCATCTAATGTACCGACATTAATATAGTCAGCATTAATTCCCTTAGGAGTTACACCAACATTCCAAGTTTGTCCGCCATTATTGGAAAAATATAATCCTTCTCCAGTAAGTTTATATTTATTATTATGATTATTTATATCGCTGCCGCGCTGTCCAATACAATCAAGTTCAATATTTTTTTCATTAGTTTCTAATAAAGTTAATTTATTATCACTAAGGCCGCCCTGTAAACTTTCTCCACTTACATTTTGAGTTGCAGTAAAGTTAGAAGAACGCTTATAAATATTTTCATTAAAACTTAATGATTGTACGCTTGCAGTAACTTGCTGAAATAAATCTTCAAACTGAGAAGTATAATTTTGAATTTCAATTGAATTTTGAGAGGGGATATCTAAATCATATGTTATACTAGAAATAATAACTTTAAGCCTATTAGGTAATCCCGTTTTTGGATTTATCCCAAAAGTTTCTATATCTTCAATATAAGTAGTATCTGCAATATTAAAAGTATAATCATCATCTAAAACGGCTAAATCTACTACCGATATATTATAAGTAACTTTAGGAATTGCTCCCTGTTTTGCAACTTCTTTCGCTCCAAGATAATAAGCATTATCACTTAAATAATTACTATCAGACCAAGTACCTTCTTTTAAATATGGTTCATATTTTTGATAAAATTCTAATGATATTCTATTAATATCTTTAAGATATTTAGCCCTTTCTTTCTTCCATTTTTGAATTTGACTATATTCTTCAGTATATTGTCCCATTATACCATAATTTTTATATTTAAATGTATCAAGATAATTCTTTTTAAATTCTTTAAATCCTCCAAGAGTATCTATCATTCCCAATACTTCTTGTGCATTACCTTGCTTATTGACTGGGTTATCAGATGTTCCTTCTTTCGGAATACTATAATAATATCCATCAGTCATAAAGGTGCTTTCGATTAATCCAAGAAGAATATTTCTTTGTTCTTCATATTTGATTTTATAAGACTTATAAGTATCGCTTTCTTCATGGCCATTTTTTGGCTGTGCATATTTTTGTAATGTTTTATTTATCTTATTCATTTCTTGTTGAGCAGTTTCTATTCCAGTTAAATTTACTTCAATATTAGCTTGTAATTCTGTAAAAGATTCATCTTGGAGATTAATAATTTTATTAGAAAGTTCATCATATTTTTCATTGTAATAGCCTAATTGTTTTAAATATCCTAAATCATTTTTTCCAATTCCGTACAAATCAGCCTTTACCATATTTTCATCAAGTAATCCTTTCATTGTATAATAAGAAAAATCAATAATGTAGCTATCTTTAGAAGGATTATCTTCTGCGGTTTTAATAGAACATAATCCAGTTTTTGATAATTCGCTATCTACGTCTTCTACATAAAGTTTAGTTACAATTTCATTTGATGTTAGTGTTCTTGAAATATCTGATAGATTTTTTTCATATCTAAATCCTAGTTTATTTTCCATGCCTTTTTCAGTAATGTAAAATACATTTTTAATCATTTTGTTATTATCATCAGTTTTTATTTTTCCATTTTCTTCATGATTAATATAATACACTGGATATACTTCAAATACTTTACTAAGTTCTTGTGTAAGATTAAAACGATTAGATTTTTCTCCGTTTAATGTTCTAATTTTTCTACAATGTTTTTGCGTTTGAAATAAGTATGGACAATATCCATATTTCTGATACATACAAATTCCATTACTATTAGAATATATGCAATCTTTTTCATTGCTTGCGGCCCCGTAGATATAATATTTACATTTATTTAAATCGATATAATCAGTAATAATTTGATAATCATCTTCTGTATATTGTTCAGGAGGCAATCCATTTTTTTCAACATCATTATTAAGATAAGATTTTAGCATAAATGTATCTTTTGCTGTTTTTCCTTCTTCATCATTATATTGTAACTGCTGTCTAAAATATTTCTTATAATTATATGCATCTCCGGAAAACACATCTGTTTCTTTTATAAATTCGTTCTCATTGGCCTCTCTATAATAGAAAAAGTCTGATTTATTCCAAGAATTTTTATTATTTGTGGTATTATAGAATATATCTCTTCCGCTATATTTGTAATATCCATCTTCAAAAAAATCTTTTCCTTTAGTAAAAGCTTTGAAAAAAGAAGCTTCAGTTAAATTAAAATATTTATTTTTACTTAATTGCAGACAAAAATATGGATTGTCTATATTAATAGATGGTCGAATAAAATAATATTTATTAAACTCACCATTCCTATCTGAAGTCATAGATAAATTAAATTTTATGACATCTCCATTTAATCTATAATCTCCATTTGAATCATAACCTCCATTACCGATAATAACTAAAAATTCATTATTATTTATAGATGTGTCACTGTTGCTCCATATATTGTTTTTTTTGTCATAGATGCCCCATTCTCCTTTAATGCACAAAACATACATTTGATCTTTTTCAATCTTTTCTTCCTGTCCAACAATTCCAAAATTTAAAAATGTCCTATAATAATTGTCATCTTTTGATACATTATAGTTAGTATTTAATATTAATCCTTTAGTTTGAGATATTTCAGCTACGCCTTCATTGTTATCTTCATCTAATCTTACATAAATACTACTTGAAACGTCATTTAATTCAATACCAACTTTCATTATTTCCCAACCAGAAGTATCAGATATATCCATTCCATTTTGTACTAAATTTCTTGCTAATTGAGGAACTATAACTCTTGTTCTTTCACAAGAGCATATTCTATAATCATCGCCTTGCATCCATTTTTCTGATGTAAACATATTATTATATTCATCTTGTTTGTTATTATATACAATTACATATTGGTCTATATCTTCTGAAATATTAATCTCTGTTCTATCTGTAACAGAAATCTTTTTTCCGAAAGTTAATTCTATATCATTAATACTTTCTAAATAACAGTCATAACAAACAATTTGATTACAAGTCGCGCCACTATTATTTCCAATAATTTTCTTTTCTATATCATAACTTAAATTAGTATTAACCATTTCATTCCATTCTTTTAAAGTTATAACATAAGAATAATCTTTATTTACTAATAATCCTGCTTCATCAATTTGGACTTCTGCTTCAGCCGGGATAGCAATAAATTGAATTAATGATGTTGGATCGATTGATTGTGGAGCAAGATAATAAGAAGCAATTCCATTAATAACCCCAGATTGTGCCATTTCCGTCGCCGCGGCGCCATCTGTTTCTGTCGTATAACAAAAACCAAGACAACTATATGGAACATAAATATATCCATCTGTTTTTACATTTTCAGCTTCTCCTAATAGTGCAATACCTTTATCAAAATTACCATTATCCCAAAATATATGTTGTTCTCTTGATAAATCATCTCCTAATTCTAATTGTCGTTTTTCTCCTGTATAAACATTAGTTAATTCACCATTAACAGCATAATTTAATTTATGTCCTTTAATTTCATTAAACATTGATACTGGAATTTTGAATAATTTTTCTTCTGAATATTCAGTAAAATCGCCCCAGTTTTTAGAGGAATCATATTCCCAAATACTATCTTCAAGAATTTGTTCTGTAAAAACGCCAATTTCTTCTACATTATTATATAGTTCTGTGTCAAAAGTAATACCATATCCATTTCTTGATAATTCATCAATAAAAGCATCCTCACAAGAATATTGATACACAATACTTTTAAATTGCTTATTTTCACTTACACTTTTTACATAAAATTCAAACCATTCTCCATCATATTTTAATTTTAATTTTCTTTCATTAAAAAGATAATCACAAAATTCATTATGAACATAATCTCCTATTTTACTATCGAAAAATTTTGACGGAAGTTGGAATGTTAATGTATTTGTCCCATTAATTTTATGAACAAGTTTGGGTGAAGTGGCGCGCCCAGGATAAGACATATCATGAGCGCCTATAATTGCACGTTTTATTTCATTCTTTTGTCCTTTTTCTCCAAGTGTTTCATCCCAAACACTTAATTCATATTCTTTTTTAAGAATAGCCACTCCTTTCACCTCTTAATAGAATAATGGTGTATATTTTATTTCTACATTGTTTAAAATATCTGCATATCCCCAATATAATGGAGGAAAATTTGCCCATATATAATTACAAGCATGCCACCACCATTCATCTATTGTTCCTTTTATTTCAGTTCCATCTTCTAATATTTTACCTTTTTGTTGCTGCCAGTATGAGTGTAACATTTTTAAAAATCCATATTCAGCATTTATTTGTTTAGTTAAATAATATTCTTTAGAAAAATTATCTTTAGCATTTTCGATGTCATTTAGATACCACAATCTAAAGTTTGAAGTGCTATCAATTTCTGAAATATCGCTATCTTCATTAATTTTTCCACAACTTATTAAATATCTTTTTACGACAACATCATAGACCTTATTAAATAAAGTTTGGATAGACTTTTCTTGTTGTTGCTCATTGCCGCCATAACCCCAATCAAAAGGTCTTGAATCTAACCACCGTTTGCCGCCCCATATGTCTTCATCTGCCACACAGGTTATTTCAATTAAAGACCAACCTGGCGGTAATTTAAACCAATGTCCTTTTTCAATATTTTCATTATATATTGTTTTAGTAGGTTTATAATTATAAAAATTTTTATATGTAGACTGATTATTTTTATTATATTCTGGGTTATTTATATTATACAACATTCTTTTTTCAGTGTCAAGAAAAAGGGTTGACTTTTCAATTCCATCTGTTTTTATTTCAAAATAATCATTTGAAAACCATTGCGGCATAACTGTTTTATTAAAGTTAAATTGATCATAAAATAATTCAGAATCTTTACGAATAAATTCTGGAGGAGTATGAATATAGTTATAAACAAAATCATTAAATAATTCTTCATTAAAATTACCATTTCCATCTTCAAAAACATTTGAATCTTTATATGTGTATAAGATGGCTTCTTTTAAGGTTTTCCAATATAATTCATATTTTTCATAATCATCAATGCAAAGATTATAAAGTTCTTCATATCTATCTGCCAACCTTATGCCATCTTCAAAATCAAGAACTGGTTCATTTGTATCTGCATTTTTTAATAAAGATGATTGCCAATAAAACATTCTAATATAATCTCCAAGTTTTTCTCTTGGAATTGGTTCAACAATAAAAGCATGCTTTGGATGTTTATCTCCCAATTCATTATATTGAGGTTCATTAATTTCAATCTCATCTGTAGTTATAGCAACACCAGATGTGGTTTTAAAATATTTATTTCCATATTTATAATTATTTTCATCATTAATATCTTGAGTTTTTAATCTAGTCCAATCGACAGCCATTGGAATTGGTAACCTTTGAACATTTAATCTTCTTATTTGAAAACGATTTCCACGAGACATCCAAAAATTTCTTTCTTTATTATTAAACTTTAATTCAAAATCAACTGGTAAATCACCAGGATTATATACTAGAATACGACTCCCTACAAGAAAGTTTTCTTTATTCATCCCAATATCCATATTAATATAATCTGTTTTAGAATATTGAGGTAAAAATATTAAATCTTGATCATAATCTAAAGTAGGAGTTACTAATAATTTACTACTTGGCGCCCACTCTGGAACATTACGAAAATAATCTCTTACATCAATCATTTTCTTTCCTTCTGGACTATCAAAATATAATTCTCCTGCACGAACTTGTTCAATAGTTGGATAGCCGCCTTTCCAAGGAGTATTCATATTATTTTCAACATTATAAAATTCTTTGGTGTTTTTATTATAGATTTTTTGTTGTTTTTTATCATAAGGATTTTCAAATCTATCGTCATAATTTGGCAATGTTGGAATTGTTAATTGGTAATTATCCGCCGCCCTAATAACATATTTATTAAATCCATAAGCAAAAGGTTGATAACATATAAAATTTAAAGTTCCTTCTCCTTTATATACACGCTCTCCTGTATCTCTGTTTGTAAAACAAATAAATTTAAATTCAGGATTAGATTTAATTTTTGCTCTATATGTTTTATAAGGAAGTTCATCAAAAACTAAATCTTGTAATTTATCTGTTGCAAATAAATTACTAATGCAGCGCCATGTTTTTTCATCAACATTGTCAAAAGCAACATCAACTTGAAATTCTCTGTTTTTAAAAACAGAACCAAAATAATAGCTACCATCTCCACCAGGAATATCTTCTGTATAATCTTGATTTTCTGGTAACACATTTTTTTCATATCTATCGCTTGTGCTTGTTACCAATAAGTGCAAATCTTCTGAATTAACATTGCCAAATCTAAAGTCACAAAAATCTTTCATTAACCTCACCTCTTTAAGGTAAGTATAGGAGACATTGTCTCCTATACTCTATTTCTCTTATTTGTTTAAAATTACTGATGTGCCTATCGGCTTTGAAACATCAACAATATCTTGTTTAATTCTTTCAACCATTTGGTCTACATCATAATCGTCACTAATATTGTCTATATTAATGTGAATTTCGATTGAAGTATCTCCAATGTTTGTAGATGCTACATTGTCTGCGCTTGAAGTAGAATTAAAGATTGGAAGATTTGCAAGTAATTCCGCTGCAGCGCCAATACGAGCTGTATCTTGAGGATTAAGAAATGATTCAGGTTGATTTGGAGTACCGTCTACCCAAGCTGGACCAGTATAGTCTACAAGACCACCGGTTGCATATTTTTTATATGCTCCTATTTTTGCACGAACGCCAACATTTACTAAACTTGAATCTAAATCAGATGTATATGTTCCACTTTTTAGAGCTTGTTCTGCCTCAGCTTCTGTTCTAAATGAACCTCTTGTACCAACTGTATAGCCATGTGATTTTTCTGAAATAAATATTTCCCATTGCTTATCAACTGTCATATTGGATGTATCGTAGCCTTTATCTGCAAGTGCATTTACAAAACTTTTAGAATACTCTCCAGTATCTTTATTATAGAAATTATATTTTTCTGCAAATGCTTGAACAGATTCAGGTGATTGTAAATCAACAGCT